TAATATAATCCTTTCATGAAGCGGGCCCGTTCTGTTTCGAGGTGGAGCCCATACCCAAAGGTTATGCTGCTAGAGCAAATGCCTCATAGGCGTTGTTGTCGTTTGCCTTTACGATTTGCTTTCGATCTCCTTACGCCTTTACCACGTAGATCGATTCCCGGAACACCCCCATCATAAAGAAACATATGGATTGGTCTTTCTCATTACAGATTTTAGTCTTCCACGATCCCATCCTTCTGGATGATCATCTAAAGAATACTGACCTTCTTTATCACCATTGTTGAACCAGTATCTTTTGTTTCTGACTTTTCTACCATCAACATTTTTAGCATAACCAGATTCTCTCTTATGAAAAGGCAAATAATCTGGATCATCCCTAAACTTTATATGCGGACCCCAACGTCTCATATTTGCTATTTTGGCGCCTTGTTTGGCGCCTTCACGAATAGCCAACAATCTACATTCTTCTGTGGACATCAACTTTAGAAGGCCTTGCCAAGCAGCGTAGTCTTGCCATAGACCGTGTTGTTCATACAAAACACGGTGCGCCTCAGCATGTTCTTCCACAGATAGTTCTACTAAGTTTTCAGGATCATCATTCCCACCCATATGTTTAGGAATGATATGGTGTTTATGCTTCATTGTTTCCTTATGGTGGAGGTGGGGGGATTTGAACCCCCGTCTCTTCCGCTTATTCTGCGTCTCTCAACGATCTAAGCATACTATTTATAGCATAGGTGATTTCAAAAGTCAAGTCTAAAGTGGTGCAAAAGTTTTATTATGTCCGTTTAACGATAAGGTAACGGCACTGACATAGCCACACTCTTTGGTTCCTGGAATAGCGAACCCACCTGAACCATGCCAGTGGAATGAAGGAGCATTACACTCACCACCATTAATGCTGACCAACGAAACATCTGTCACCTTCTTCGCTTTACAATGAACAATATGGCTATCGCCAGGTTTCTTCTCACATGAAAAATCTTCTGACGCCCAAGCGAATGAAGGTACCATGGCAAACAAAAAGAACAGTTTTCTCATTCTTTGCCTGCTATGTTTTTCATCAACTCAACCGGGTAATCAATAAGTCTTGCTAGTGACTGAACAGCATTTTCCTGGCTGATACCACCAGCGACCTTATCTTTACTCCATACAACATACTTAATCACGGATGCAATATCGATTGCCTTTTCATCATTCAATTCTTTCATTGTGTCTCCAATTCATTTTCAAAATCTTCTAATTCCGTTCCTTGCACACCTCCTGGTCCGTTACTGGCACGGACGGCTAGTTGAGTCCCGTATAATGCACTCACCGACGGTCGCCACGAGGCAACCAGACAAACCCAAACTAAGAAACACCAATGCGATTGCTAGATAAATTTTCTTCATTTAAATACCTCCCAAAATTCTTTCATTGCCAACTCATAGTCCAGGACAAGTTCCTTGGCCTTGGATAAGTCATCGACAATAGAGATTATTTTCATCCCTGAGGGATCGTTCTCAAGATAAGCATACTGACCATCCTCGGTCATAGCACACGCAACATAGTTGTCATCCGATATATAACAAGTTTTAGTAGCCTGTTTCATATCTAATCTCTTTCTTCATTTCTTTGGACTGTTCTTTACCACGAAGGTCTCTAACAGCACAACACTTACATGACAAAAGTTTAAACTTCTTACCTTTAAGATTGGCATTACCCGCTTTAGCATGATTGCCAATTGATTTCATAGGTCAGTCTCCGATCTAAACTGTTTCACCTTTCGTGCTAACTCTGGTATATAATCTCTGCGGTTACGAATAAACACCTGAGGTTGTTCATGGTCAACAGATATAAGCACCACAATTTGCTTACATTGCACTCCTGTCATCTCCTCATACATGAGAGAATAGCAGGTACACTGTTCAAAGTAATTTAGAATCCATTCTTCCTTCTTAGGCTTTAGAGAAGTTTTAAAGTCAATGATAGAAGGGATGCCATCAAACTCGGCAATACAATCAACTTGACCAGCGAGACCAAGTGTTTCTGAATAGAGCATAGTTTCCAGATAGTGAACATTATCAATCCTATTAATCTCAGGTCTAATCTCCAGAAATGCATGTTGCATATCTGGCATCACATCTTTTTCAGTGAGGAATCCTTTCTGATTAGAGATATAAGATTCCATAAGAGAATGGAATTTTGTACCTCGGCGGCTTGCTCGTGCCGAGATTTTGTTCGCTTCTTCTTCCCCGACTTTTTTGCGCCACTTTGCAATAGAGTCGCCTTTGAAGTGAGATAGGAAAGTCGTAACCGAGGGGAGTTTAGTACCCTTTGGCGAGATATAAAATCGCTTGCCATTATATTCTTCTCTCTTTAGTTCACATAGAGGGGTTGTGTTTATATGGGTAAATGTTTTCAACAGCCCACATCAAAATCGGTATCAGTGATTTCGTCCATTTTAAAACTCCGTAATAAAGGAGGGAGAATTGCTCTCCCTCCAATATATAGTCACTGTCCTACGACTGTGATGCCTTCTGTCTGTAGATAGTTTTTAAACTCAACCTCTTTGTCTTGATTAAACTTAACCCAGAATCTAAGATCATGTCTAGTGCCATCGGCTTGAACATTAGCCATCTGTGTATTGATAAACTCTTTCAATCGCTTCACATATTCATCTTTTGTAATTTGTGTCATAGTCCCATCTCCGTTTTCTGAATAATATATTCTTTCACAACACCACTTCTTACAATATCTTCAATACCAAATTCAATGTGATCAAAAGATGGCATACGTCTCGTGATGTTCATCAACTCTTTAATACCAGTTTTCTCGTGTGGCTTATGTAGATCAGTCTGACGATAATCACCACAGAAGATGATACGAGAATTGTTTCCGATACGTGTCATAACGGTATCAATTTCCTGGAATGTCATATTGTTACATTCGTCCACTATGATAATACTATCATTAAATGTCGTTCCACGCAAGAAGGAAGTTGTGGTAAACTCAACTAATTTTTTCATTTTCAAAATCTTCCATCCGTCACCACGACCGAAAAGATCGTCACAGATTTCCTGATAAGGTTGTTCATATACTTCCGCTTTTTGCTTTTCAGATCCAGGAAGAAAACCCATATCTCTGGATGGTACAACGGAGCGGATGATAACGACCCTCTTATATGTCTCGTCTATTAACACCTCCTTTAGTGCTAGGTATGAGGATAGAAAAGTTTTACCGGTGCCGGCATAACCGTGTAGCATTAGATTAGAACCGTCTTGATATGCGTCCCACACTCTCTGTTGGTTTACTGTTAGTGGTTTAATGTGACGTAGTTCAAAATGGTTTCTTTCTGCAATGTTCTCATTATTTTGTTGCTGATTACGGTTATTTCTTCTCTGCTTTCGTGACATATATTTACCTTTATTGCTATTGTTAGTCACATCATCATAACCAAAAGAGGTCGAAGCCTTCTTACGGGCTCGACCTCTAAACTTTTTGGAAGGTGTCTGGTCTGTCAGATTAAATCTCCTTAGGAATATCCCAACGCTTATTAGCCACGGCATCTGCACCAGGTACAGCGGACTTAACACGACCAAGAATATACTTTTGAAAATCTGCTGGAGGTTTAGTGACGCCAATTGAGACTGGGTCTACAAAGTTTGCTGCTAGGATCATCTGCTCCCAGTCAGGCTTATCGTCTAGGTAGGTATCATGTTCAGCCATTGTCATGGTAACAGTAACTTCTTCACCAGTCACTTTGTTTTTATATGTGTAATTAGGCATCAATCACGTCCTTTTGGGTCATAGAATGTATTATTGTTTAGACCACCATTCATATTAGTACCGAGAAACATTGGTGCTGATAATAGTTTCTCAAGTTCTGGATGATTGTCCAGAAAGGTATCTAGTTCGGAGACGGACATGAATACGTCGAACACCTCTCCTGTTTGTTTATCACGAAACGAATATGTTGGCATTAGTTCTCCATTATCCATGAAGGTGGCAATGCAGGTGCTTTCCACTTGTGAAGGTGTGCTTTGCCTACCTTGTAATAGTTTCGATAGTTTGTAATCGAATTTTCTGATATGATGTATTTAGCATCCATCGCACTAGGTGGCTGAAAGAAATGTTTGATAGGAATGTTATGCGGAGGAGTCTGCAACACTTTTAGAAGGCCGCTCTGTTCAATCTTATGGACTTTGCCATAGCGACGGGTATATTCTTTACAATGTTCATACAGATAGCACCACAGCCAGTTGTAGTTGTTATTAGACTCACGAGCCCAGATAGCAGACGGGTGATTGACATGCGTGGCAGAATATAGAATATTTTCACGGTCATCATCGATGCTCCAACGCTTGATCTTGCGACCAGAAGAAGCGTCAATATACTCGATGCCGTCAAGCACACGATGGGCAGTAGATAGCAACTGGGCAGCCTCAAGGATCATCTTGACACAATGCGAGTCAACAGCCCACTCGGCACACACTTTAGGATCAGAGTGTAGATAAAAGATATTCATAGGTCACGCTTGCCTTTCCAGAAAGCAACAACAACAGGGAAACGAAGTTTGTCATCTTCGGTTTTGTTCTGATATCTTACGGTAACGTCCGTACCGATATATTCATCAGCATTATACAGCAGATCCTTGAGCATGTCAAATGAGCCACGCACTCCGGAAAACTGTGTCGTTCCGTCTTTCAAACGGATTTCGATACGCTTGGCAGCACCTGCCCAGTTACCTTTACCTTCTTCGATAGAGACGATTTCAAATTCATCGTCCTCAAATTCCTTATGCTTGATAAGGTTCTTGGAACGCTTACCTTCATATAGTGAGTTAGGAACACGAAGCATCTGTCCTTCATATCCACTTTCGAGATAATGAAGGAGCATTGTTTCAATGTCATGTTCATCATTGACGTTTGTAGTCTTTACAGTTTGCACGATTGGATGATAACGATTACCAAATGAATTGTATGATCCAATATGCAGATTGATAAAGGAAAGCCGATCAATGAACGGACCATCCATAATCACATCATAGACATGATACTGAACCAATTTTGAGGCTTCGATATAGTCTTTGGTTTCAGGCTTAGTCTTACGAACAAGCGAGATAATCTTTTCGAAGTTGTCTCTTAGTTCATGGTTATAAAGTTCACCATCTAACACGGCATCAGGAAATGCCTGAAAGAACGGATCAAGCGCCTCAAGAATATGAGGACAAGAAACAATGGGCTTGCCGTTGCGTGACTGCATACCATCTTTAGAGATAAGGCAGCGAACACCATCCAGTTTAGGCTGTGAGTAATATGGGAACTTGTTATGCTTCTTGGCATCATACTTGTCGGCCAACATGCACTCAAAGAACTTAGCACCAAAGTAAATAGACTCACCAACAGAGGTGTGATATTTACCCTGGTTCTGTTTCTTTGTATATTCAGCGGCGACCTCGGCCTTCACCTGCTCGGCAACAGTCGTCGCATTAGAACGACCAACGTTCTTGGCCTCAGGATACTGCCAACCAGAAACTACAATCTTGCCACCTTCGATGCCAGAATGTGTGCGATACTTTTCGTTATCGTATTCCATCCACCAGACACGAGTTTTGCCCGTGGTGTCGATCTTGTAGAGTTTGTCGGCGTTCATTGCTTAACATCCTTCGTCGGATATGATTTCTAAACCAACATCGGGACCGAAGTTGATTTCTCTGCTAATTTGTTCTTCCCGATGTTTAACACTATCGAAGATAAAACGCAACTTGTTTTCTGTTGGCCAGAAACTTAGATAAGCGTTTTCACGATCAAATAGTTCCAGATATTCTTTCTCCGTGATAACACGATGGGAAAAGATATCTTCCGCAATATGATTCTGTGATACTTCTTCTAGTTTGTCTTGATAAGTTCCGGCTGTAATAGCGTCGGTCACATCATCAAGAGCATAATCATTTGGCTCACTATCAGGTAGTCGCACAACATATGTGTGGCGGAATGTGGAAACAGTTTCGACTAGGACAAGTTTAGACATTATATCAACTCCGTTCGATCAAGTCAAGCAGTTGGGTGAGGAAACGTTCCTCTTGACCACACTGGCCGACAATACCTTCCCAAACTGGATCAATCTTTGCCGTTTGAGCAAAGTCATGTTTGATACGGCGCAGGTCTGCCAGTCGGTTATACAGTTTTTCTTTAATCTCTACCAGAGCAACGTCTGGGCTTTTAGTTAGTGTATCAGTCATTAAATCTCCACGATAAAGTTAGTGTTAGGGTTCTCACGTTCACCAGGATATCCATGCGGGTTACAGACCACACGGGTACCAAATACCTCATAGTCAAAGTCATTGTGCATATGACCATGACACCACAGTTTAACATTAGGTGCCATCATATATTCCAAGTCGGATGCATAGCCGCCATTCATATAATGATCTCCCTTATACATTTCATGAATACTTTGATATGACGGAGCATGGTGTGTGACGATTACCGTTGGAGTTTCTCCATCAAGTTCACCCTCAATAAACATACGAGAAATCAAATGTTCTCTATATGCCGTCCTTGGGGTAAACTTGAAATAACTATCTATCATATCACGATACTTGATGACATGAAAAT